CACCTGCGAGTCTGTCGATGAGAGAGAGCCATCCAAATGAGTCTCCACTTCCTTCCTCACCTCCGTCAAATAATCGAGGGTAGCGTCCAACAACTTGGGATAAACTGCCGAAAAAAAAAGAGCGTAATTGTGTACGTCCGTAACTGGCAAGTCAAGGAAGTTCTCTTCCTTCCACTGATAGTCATCTTCAATACGCTTACCCCAAAAGTTAACCCGATAACAAAGTATCGCAATTATCTTGTGAAGGTTCTCTATTATATCCCCTTTAGTGACCTCTTGCAACTCTATGAAGTGATGTGCTTTTATCTCCTTTGCATTGGTGATTAACCTGAAGTACCTCTTTTTGAATCTGAATGAGAATGCAAACTTTGACTTTGGTATTTCAGATAGCCAACTCAAGTCGTATGCTTTTAACTTCTCCATTGTCCATTGCCCTACTTCTTCATAAGGTATCCCTTCAATAATGGCAATCGTATACGCTATTCGTTCAATAGGGTTAAAGGTATCGTCAATCTCTTGGATGGCTTGAACTTTTCTGATGGTTATATCTTTCCAACTCATTGGTACAAATTTATATTAAATTCTATTGTATATTTATGCATAGTAAAATAAACCTGGTTTGTTATGTTGTTTGCAATCCCAAGCCAATGCCAACGACATTACACAATCGTCGTGCAGTCCTTGTGGTGCAGTGTATCTCACTCCAGTTCGTGAGTATTCAAATTCAAAGTTACGCATCTCATCGGCAATAGCCCCATCAGGAAACCCTATGTTATTACCTTGCACTGCCATCACTAACCCCTCAATCAATTGTTGTTTAGATTGTGACGTGAACTTAAAACCCTTAACTCGTGGATGCTCTCTTTGTAGTTGCTCAACGATAGGGTCTCCAACGCCAGTGCTATCGATGAAGGCAGGTGTCGTCCCAATTATTTTAACAATATGGGACATAGTCTGACTCCAATCTTTTTGGAAGCGTTCAAAGTATGCCACGCTTCCCTCTTGGTTAAGACCTATGATAACAGTCCAGTCAGTGTACTTGGCAAGGTCTATGCCATAGCATATAGGTACACCACTCATTGGAGTTATGCAGTTGTCAATGTTGGTATGTCCAAAAGGGTTGCTATTGTCATCGGCTGGTTCTGCAAGGTAGAGTTCTTTAAACACATAATCAGGCAAATCCCTCTTTGCTTGTTCAATCTCATCAAGTTCAATGATGCCTTCTTTAGCAGCGTCATAAGCAGTGATCTTAAAGTACTCAAAATTAGCCTCACCACTCTTGGCTCGTTCCCCTAACTTATAAAACCAATTCTTCTTACCCTTGACGTTTCCGATTAATTTACACTTTGCTTGGGTTGCAGTTAATGTTGAACGTAGAGCAAACCAACTATCCTCTCGTGAACGTGATGCCTCATCAAAGACGGCAGCGTATACATCCTCACCATAAAGGTTGTCAGGCTTCTCTGCACTCTTAAACTCTATTCGTGAACCCATAGGAGTGGTTAACACTAATTTGCTTTCATTGGATTGAAAGAAGCCCTTCTCACTCACTTGTGATTTCATTCGTCTGAATGCTATCTCTGCTTGTTGGTATACTGGTGCAACCCACCACACGGATTGATTCTCTTTTAGTTTTAAACTCTGCTCAAACAACCAAATAATGTGACTTGCCGTTTTACCAGTCTTTGTACTCGCTGCCGTTATCGTGTAACGTGCAGGGCTATCCAAAATGGCTTTTTGATATGAAGTCAAATATGGTCGCTTGTAGTTTATTTGCATTACAAAAGTGTTAGTTGCTTTTGATGGTCTGTTAATCGTTTCATTGCAGCGTTAAAATAATCCGTGTCAAGTTCACAAGCCGTAAGGTCAAATCCTAAATCGTGACACGCTATCGCTATGCTTCCGCTACCCAAGTGAGTATCTAATATTTTATCACCTTCCTTTGCATAATTCTTGAGAAGCCATTTGTAAAGTTTTACAGGCTTTTGTGTTGGGTGGATTCGGTCTTTTCCCCCTCTTGTATTATGAAAGGTACTAACAGAAACCATTTTTAATGCCTTTGTGAATGATGTGTAAGCCAGTTCTCCATCAGCAAAATGAGAACCTTCTCCGTTCATTTTATTCCAAAAAATCCATCCACCACTAATCGGAAGTAAATCACAAAAATAGTTAGCCCCCCAAATGATTTGATTTTTTGATACTCTAAATAATTCTTGAAAGTATTCTTTTGAAGGTCTTGATTTATCATTAAAACCTTTGTGCTTCGGTTCTCTATTATATGAGTTTGGTCGGCTTGGTTTTGTGAATTTTTGCATTTGTAAATTAATCCCATACGGTGGGTCTACAATAGCAAGGTCAAAATGATTATCCTCATAACGACCCATTAATTTCATATTGTCCTCGTTTGTTATTTGCATACACTCTCAAGTACTTCTAATCTTTTTTCGTTTATCTGTTTTATATCGTGGTGTTCTTTGCAATAGTTGTAGTTAATCTCACCTATCTGCTTTGACTTACCACTTTCAATCAGTTTGCCTATCTCTGACCAATCATTATTATTGACAAAGAAGCACCCTAAATTATTTCTGTGATTCGTGTAAGGTTCAACGTTGGATACAAATATCGGTAACTTGTATGCAGCTGCCTCAACGATTTTTAGTTCACTCTTGTGTCGGTTGAAGTTAGTTCGTGTTAGTGGTGCAAGTGCTATGTCAATTTCGGAATAATACTCCCCATATCTATCAGCTCGTGTGCCTTGTCTTACATCAAACCAATCAGGACGTTTATCCGGAGTAGTGCCGGTTATTGCCTTCTCCATTGCAACCCACTCTTCTGCTCCGTTGTGATAACCACACATCAGAAATCTCGCATTGTACTTCTCGCAAATTGGTGCTATCTGTTCACTCAATAGTTTTAAATCTTCAACGTGAGATAAACCACCTACCCACCCTAATGTGAATGGATGCTCCTTCTCTGCTTTCCATTGACTTTGGTTAAGGTCTAAAGCATTGGGAATGATGTGAACGTTCTCGTTATACTCTTTGACTTGACCTGCAAGTTGTGGTGTAGTTGTCATAACGGCATCGGCATAATACATTGCGTCCTTGACTGCATTCTTGATATATGCACGATAGAACTTGTGTGCAGGATTGTACTTTGGGACAACCCAATAGTCATCCACGTCAACCACAAAGGGAATCTTCTTTTTAGCCAGGATAGGAAGTATGTTGTATTGTAAACCACCTAACCAACGATTGAAGACAACCACATCATATTTCTCAAATTCAAGGTCAGCCCATTCCTTTGCTTTTTGAGATACGTCAACTTGAATGCCATAGTCAACTTGAAGTCGGGCGAGTGGAGTGTACAACCTATGGAAGGACACTCCGTTCATACCGTCAAAGAGAGAGAGAATCTTCATTAGAAGGGTAAGTCATTTTTTGGTTTAGGCACTGCCACCCAATGAGTAGCCTTGCTCTTTTCGTTTTGGCTTTTCAGTTTGCCCACCCTTAAGCGAATGTCACCGTAAGAGTTCTTTTCTAATCTGCCACTTCTAATGGCTTGTTCTAATTTCTCAAGATTAATTGAGATGTTTACTCCGTAATCGTCTTGCCAACCATTACCTAAATAGATTGTTTCTTCCATCGTTTTTGTTTTACTCGTTTGTTATAGTTTCTTATTTTATCTGCCATCTGCCTTCGCAGAAATGGGTCATTCATTGCGTTGTCGTATACTTGTTTGCTATATGCCTTGATACAGTCCTTACACTTACCGTTTAGCCCATCGTTGTTTGAGTTGTGCTTGTAGTATTCACTCGTTGGTTTAGTTATATTGCAGCCCTTACAAGTTTTCATTTTTTACCTTAAGTATTTCTTTTAGTTTGTCCCATATCTGTTGAGCATTATCACCCCAAAACATTTCACATCTCTCACCATCAAAAGGGCTTTCTTCAAAATACGCTTGTCTAAATTCAGACGGCTTTGCTATATGTCGATAGCAGTGATTCTTTATTGGGCATCCTTTACCCTCACACATTGTTATGTCTGTCATATTATACCCTTACTATTTCCTTTTAAATGTCAATCTATATCCTTACTAATCCAAGTTCAAAGTTACGTTCACCACCTTTGCCTCAACCGTTGCATCTACCGTCTCCTTTGGCTTACCGAATACACGACTCAACAAAGTGTCCATTGAATATAGTGAGCCTTTCTCGTATGATTTAATTATAGCCCTTGCAACTGTCTTTTCAAGCATCGTTGCTTCCTCGTTTTTGAGAACGTCTTTAATTGTCTTCTCATCCATAGCCATAATTGCCTGAATACTATCATTGACCTCACTCAACTTGTAGCCTTCCTCCTTCATTAGAGTGGTGAACTTTTTAGGTCTGCCCTCCATCCATCTTCTCTCATCTTCACCTTTTTTAAATGGTTTTAAGTTCTCTTCGTTTGCCATAGATATTCACAGATTTCTCACAGGTTTGATAAATGTTTTTCTCTTAACTCTTCGTTCTTAATTTTAGTACCAAAGTGTACCTCGTGGTGACAATCTCTACATAATGCTGCAAGGTTTTCAATTACATCTTTACCACCTCGTGAACGTGCAGTTAGGTGATGTATATCAACAGAAGTTTTACCACACCACTCACACGCAATCCAGGATGTTTCATCGTAACCGAAATAATCAAGATATTTCTTAACGTGCTTTTTCATAGAGTAGTGACCATTGGGTTGGTACAGATACTTTGCTCTTTAAGTTAAAGCCGTGTTGCTTGAATAACTCTATCCACTCATTCTCTTGCTTGATATTTATGTGTCCCCAATCTTCATCCATTTTATTAGTGTGAGGTGTTGAGCTGAAGTGGAAGTAGTTGCATTTGCAGTTGTCAAGTGTTCTTTTGATAGAGTCATCGGTCATATGTTCCATCACTTCAATACAAACAACAAGGTCTGCTTCTATGGGTTTAGTTGAGAAGTCGCCAAGTGTATATTTATGTGCAACGTTGTAACCTTGAGCATAGTATAAATGATGTGCATTGGCATCATAGTAGTTAACCGTTTTGCCAAGTCTTTTCAATGCTCTTGAATAAGCACCCACACCACCACCTAAATCTGAAACGGTCTCAAATGAGATTAAACGATTTATAGTGTCGGCAGTGTTCTTATACATATTCTCAAACTGAACTGACTCCAGGTTGATGCCGTGTGACATCTCCCAATTAAAGCAGGTTTGGTCATCCCATTTGCCGTTGAAACTATTCACTCTTGCGTTTACGTTTTGGTTTTGCAACTGGTTGCTCATCGTCAGCTATCGTTGCTAACTCTTTAACTTGTTGTTCTGCTCTGATAATCATTGATAACATACCATCTACTACACAAGTTGAGCAAGTAGGTAATGGCTTACCCATCTCTTTTTGATAGATTTCACGGAATGTAACGTTGTCTTGAGGAGTCATTCTTAACACCTGCTCCTTTTTGAATCTCTCGAAGTATGGTTTAATAACCTCAAGGATGTACATAATTTCTTCTTTTGTCATATATAACGATTTAAAATTGTTGCTGCTATTGCTGATGCCCCTGCATATAGTATACCCTCTAATGAGTGCCACCATATTAAGCCCATCCAAAATGATAGACATAGTTCACACGAAAAAGGTTTGATGAACTTGTATCCCCATTCACGGACGAATATCAGTGCCAATGACGAGATGCCGATAATTTGTATTAAAGTGTTCATTTGCTTTGTTTTTAATTTCTTTGATTACTCTCAATATCTCTTGTCTTGAGATACCAGTTATTCTGCTAATGCTTCTGGCACTGCGAGGTTTTATCCCTTTATCGTTATCCCCATTAGAGTAAAGTTCAAAAATCCTCGCCTCATACCATTCAGTGTTTTTAAGTATTGCTTCAAGTGATTTATAGAAGTACTCTTTGTAATTGGTTTCTTGTTCACTCTCTATCTGTATCTCGTCCGTATCATACATCCCGATAGGCTGCTTATACAGTTTATCAAAGTTCGTACGCTTACCATAGAATTGGTTTAAACAGATGCGTATAACGATGCCTTCCCAATATCCACTGGTATACTTATCCTCAATCCACTTGTCATCCTTTTCACAAAGTATTAAAAATAACTCTTGATATAAATCTGATGCCAAGTCCTTTCCAATCTTAACCGTAAAATCTTGTAACCACTTGGCTTGGGATAGTTCCTTTATGATATCCGCCTTTTTGATATAACAAATCTCTTTGCTTTATTCTGTTAGTTATTAACAAGTTGTTCATAGGTTATATGTACTTTTGGTTTGTAATCGATTGAGTACACTTGCCATCCATCTTTAATATATTTCTTTGAATAGTAGATGACTTGCTTCTCATCGTCCAAAATGATATCACTTCGCAATACTCCTTTACACAAGGTTAAGATGTAGTGACTCAATGGTGTGGTTATAGTATGAAACTTCTGGCTGATACCCCATATCTAAAAAATCTTGGTACTGCTGACGTGCGTGGATTACCGATGAATGGTCACGTTCAATGAACAACCCTATCTTGGTTAGTGGTAATCTCAAGTGTCTTGCACAAACGTAGCAGAATAAATGCCTTGCTCTGACATATTCAATCTTCCTACACTTGGAGATAATCTCATCAGGCAGTATACCAGTTGCGTGACATACGGCATCTAACACTTCTTGCATAGTTGCATTGCTCATCTTTGGCTTGAATGGTTTTGCTATTTGATTTCTCAACCTTTTAATTTCATTCTCTAAAGCAGATATTTTTGCACTGCTTCTGTTCTTTAGTTTTGTGTGTTGTGCTTTCAACACAATGTATTCGTATTCGTAGTTCATAATAGTCTTAATTGTTGTTTATGTTCGTTTAATCGTTTCATTGCAGCATTAAAATAATCAGTATCTAATTCACAAGCAGTTAAATCAAAACCTAAATCGTGACAGGCTATCGCTATTGAGCCTGAACCTAAATGCGTGTCAAGTATCTTATCGCCTTGTTTTGCGTAGTTTTTTAGAAGCCACTTATAAAGTTGTACTGGTTTCTGAGTGGGGTGTATTGTTTTTTGTTGTTTATTTCTACCTCTTACACCATCAGCCAAGCCATTCCAAGCCCAATAAAATCTTTTAGCTGGTACATCAAAACTGCTCCATGCTAACTCACCATCTGAATAAGTTTCAACACTTGGGTCTTTGTCCCAAAAAATAAATGATTTACATCCACTAACCCATAATATTGGAAAATAATTACCACCCCATATTATTTGGTTCTTGCTAACCCTAAACAACTCTTTAAAATAATCATCTTTAGGAATTTCTTCATCCCAATGCTTTGTCTTATTATCTCTAATTTTATTACTAAAATTAATCCCATAAGGTGGGTCCACAATAGCAAGTTCAAAGTAGTTATCAGGATACCTTGACATAAGTTCCATATTGTCCTCGTTTGTTATATTCATAATGCTTCTCTATATCTTGTAAATTTACCCTCAAAAGTGCAAGGGATGTCACATAATCTACCGTGTCTATTCTTTGCAATGATGACAACGGCATCTTCAACCTCTGGTTTAATGTCCTCATAGTAACTTGGTCTAAAAGGAAATAGTACACAGTCTGCGTCTTGCTCTATCTGTCCGCTTTCCTTCAACTCAGTTAGTTCTGGTCTCGCGTTTTTGCCATCCCTATTCAATTGTGCTAATGCGATAACCGTTATACCTAATTCTCTCGCAAGGTTTTTTAATGCAGTACTTGCGTTGCTTACGTTTGACCTTGCATCTTTACCACCAGCGTTTAACTTTTGAAGGTAGTCTATGACAACAACGTCTAAACCAAACTTCGCACGGTGTATCTTAATCAAGGAAATAATGTTGTAGATGTTGTTATCCTTTGTATCAATGATGTCAAAGTCTGCATCGTTTAAAGAGTCAACCATTCTCCTTAAATCAATCTCGTTTACATTGGCATTTCTTATCTTGCTATTTTCAATGTTGGTCATATCGGCTAACATCCTTTCTGCTAACTCATCTGCACTCATCTCAACTGAAACAAACAGATACTTGTTAAACTGCATACCATCACGACAAATGTTTAATCCCAATGCACTCTTACCCATTCCTGGTCTACCACCTACTACAACAAGGTTGCCTTTATTCCATCCACCAAGATACTTATCAAGCGTTCTCCAACCAGTTTGTAAGCCCTTCATTTTGTTGCCTGACTTCATCCTTTCCTCAATCTCATCAATCTTCTTTCCCATCACCTCACTAATTGACTGCACCTCATTTGAAAGTGTAATCCTTGAGTCGTGGTTAATCTGTTCTAAAAAGTTTTGAATTTTGGATAAGTCCCAATCAGTTCCGATTTGTCCGAGCTGATTTAAAAGTTGCTTATGCTTGTAATCAATCTCAAGCGAAAGAATGTCATTGTTTATAGTCTTATCGGTAACGTATGCATTAATTAAAAACCCTATGTCCTTTGCTCTATCTTTATGGTGTTGATAAACGGTATGTAGTGCAATAGGTTCATTGTGTTGATACATATCTTGCATCGTTCTAACTAAACCTTTGTGCCATCCAGTAAACCAATCAGGATTTAGTTTAGGTAGAAACGTCTTGGCGTAGTCACTTGATAGTATTGCTGATAATAAGTTCTGTTCAATCATCATTTAAGTTTGCTAAATTTTTATACTCAAATTTATTCTCTTTACCAATCTCATCTTCCCATCTCTTACCATTTAGGTAAGTTGAAAAGTGTGGTTGAAATTGCTTATCAGTAAATTGTTTAATAAACAAAGGTATATTTTTTCTGATATGCTCGTAATCTTTTTGCTTGACTTTTTTGAATGCTTTAAATGCAGATTCTTTGTTAACCTTTTTATTATACAAATTCCAAAATTCGATAAATATAGTTTCATTTATATTTATATCTTCATTTTCATTTTCATTTTCCATATGTTTATCATATGTTTTTGATATGTTTTTCATATGTTTTTTAGTCTTACCTTTACGATTATTCCTTCTACTTTCACTATATGACTTACGCTTATCAAACTCATCTCGCATACGTTTATTGTAGTAACCTTCTTCATCTTGTTCAAACTTACTGAAGATATCATCATCATATGATTTACATATGCTCATCATATCTTTTTCAGTTAGTACATATTTTTGATGTTGTAAACAAAGCAACCTTATATACATCCCAACTTGTTCATTTGTCATCGTCATCGTTCCAGTAAGGAAGTCTGAAGTGTAAAATAGTACGGCAGGGTCTTTACTCATAGCCTAATAATTTTCTTGTTTGTTTAACTTGCTGAAGCATCTTGTCAACTCCAATAGCTGAATACCATTGCTTTGTTTTAAGATGGTCAATGATGGTGTAATCGTTTGTTACCTGGTAATCTGTAATGATGTTGAAGTCATACATTGTACGGAATCCGTAGTCATCGTACACGCTGATTTCAATAAAATGGTTTTCTTTAAATGTCCATTCAATCTTGTAGTATGTATTTTTCATTGCATAAAAAAACCCGCACAAGTTAGATGTGTGGAAGCCATCTAACCCATACGGGCAAATATCTTTTAAACTTAACCGTCTTCCACTCGGTTGTTGTTTACACTACAAATATAGTGCTTTTACTTAAAAGTAGCATCTTTAATATATTGGCTCAATTTCTTAAAATAATACTTGCCAATTTCATAGATTGCTAAAACCATTATTCCAAGAATAATCGCTATCGGTAAAAATATAACTGGTGTTTCCATACTTCAAATATAATTATTTTTTCTTTATTGCAAAATTAATTTCAAAAAGTCGTGAGCAATAGATAACTTTTCTGTGACCTCAAACTCAACATCGTGCTTCTCAATCTCGGCAACGTGCAATTGTTTTTGTTGTGGCATTCTTGGGTCGTAACTAACAAAGTAACCCTTTTCTAAATTCGTTGCCAACATACCTAACTGCATCTGCCAGTAGTATTCGGGATGGATTTCCTTAAGAGTACCTGCATCGTAGATATTAAAGTTCTTTAAATGTATACCCGAATTGAACGGACATTTGATTTCAAGTATAGCATCTGAACTTAAACCATCAGGACTATAACCACTGCTCTCCAAGTAGGGAATGAAAACATAGTTCTCTCCACCATAGTAAGTCCATTCGTTAAAGTCAACCTTACTGAATGTGTGGAAGGCATTAGGCTCTTGTTCCTTACCCCAATCAAGGGCTGCACCGAAAGCCATCTTACGCTCACCAGTGAGTATTTCAGCTGCCTTCTCATAGATGTATGTCTCGGCAGTTTTTGAAAGGGCAGAACCACTTCTTGAGTTGCTCATTAGTTTGTGAATTTCTGAAGCGGTGAATCGAGTGCCTCTCGCCTCTAACCACTTGTCTTCTGATTGTGTAAATGTAATTTCCATATTGTTTCTTTAAAGGTGCAAAAACATATAATTTGTACGTTATGTTGTACATTATATGCAAATGCACCTGATGTTATTTGTCAAGTTTTTTGCACAATTTACTTGACTTTTTTTCATATCTAAATCCTTTTGTCATTATTCATTTAACTGCTTTTAACAACTCTAACTCTTTAGCACCTACTGTGTATTTGCGAGTAATGTCTGCAATTGGGTTACCCTTCTGTAAATGGTCAAGTGCCTTCTCCCACATTGGATGCTTTTCGTTCAATACTTCCTTCACCATCTTCTGCGGCTCTTTTACCGCAGCTGCACTATTACCATCATCATCTTCTTGTGATAAGTTAAAGATACTTGCAAGGGCATAACGTCTTGCATAGGTGATAGCACTACCTTGTTGTTGTGGGTTGTTTAAATCCTTCATCCGAAGTACTTGTTCACTCTGCATCCACTCGCCTGATTCAGCGTGGTAAACAGTTGTAACCAATACGTCCTCATTTGGATGTTGAGTAACAAGCAAACCACACTCTTGAAGGATAGGGTTAATGGTATCAAGAATAGATGTTAGGTCTGCATAGTTAGATTTGAAGTGAGGATTTTTAGCGTTCTTTTTTACGCTACTAACCTTGCCTTGAAACTCAAACAAAGCTTTGGTTAAATTTGTGAATTTATCTGATGTTTTCATTTATATATTGTTTTAGTATTGTTTTCTGAATTGATAATAATCTGTTCTGGTCTTTCGCCATAGTAGTAGATAAGGTCATTGATAATGTCATACCTTGCGTCATCGTGTAAATAAGTAAATGATACTACCGATGTGTTGTCAACCTTGATAACTGCATCTTCATATTCCTCACCGAATAACTGGTATGCTTTACGTTCAACCGAATGCAAGTCAAACACCATAGTGCAGTAAGGGAACTCAACAATAAGTTCATCTACATCTACATAGATAAAAGCATCAACCTGCATCTTCTACTTCCTTTAATGCGTGACGTAAAACAACAAGAGCCTTCTCTGAAACGATGCCCTCGCCCTTTAAATACTTTCTAACGGTAGGTTGACTGATGCCAGTTGCCTCCGATACCTTTTTTACCAAGCCGTGCTTACGGTTCAGCTTGATTCTCTTAATGATGTTTTCTATTTCCATACCACAAATATAAAATAAATTTGCGATATAAAAACAAATGTTTCTTAAATAATGTAAAAAAATTATTTTTCAAGTGAGTCAATAACCCACTTTTCTATTCTCTGAACGAGTATATCAACGGACACTTCATTAAGTCCTGGTTGTACAAATGGTTGAGGTCGTGTACCTTTCTTTGCAATCTTACGAGCGATAACGTATGCAAGTGATTTTGTCGCAGATATTCGATTTTTAGCATTTTTAATCTTCTCTTGCATTGACCTTTTTTCTTGTATCCACTGGTAGATATTTTTAATCGGTGGCATCTTACCTGCTGACCTTCCGTTCTCAACGTACTGCCAGTAATCTTCCATCTCAACACTTAAATTAAATCCACCTTGCTTTGGCTTAACTATCGGTGAGATGCTTCCATCTAATGTGCTTGATGCGTTTGTTTTGTTTTTGCGTAAATTAATACGCATTTGTTGAGCAAGTTGGTTGCCGTAATTTTGAATTACTCTCAATAAACCATCATCCTCAATCGGATTGAAGTTTTTAAAGTCCTCACCTAACTGCTCAATTCTTTTATCCATTCAATACTTGTTCAGCGTAATCGTAAAAATCCTCAAGTCTATTCAACCATCCACGTCCAAAAGTAGCAAATGATTTTAGACCTTTTAAAAATTGAACTCTGTGTATATAGCAACCATCAAAAACGTATTGCTCTCCTTTAGTCTTTATAAGCCCATTTAAAGCACTCAAAGTCTTTTTCCCGATGATACCATCAACTGCTAATAAAAACCCTTCAGAACGCAAATAAGACTGCAACTGACGTGCTGCACCACCTACACCACTACCCCAAGCAAAGTCAGCCCAAAATTCTGCAATGATGTCTGACTCAATATCATCCCCTTTAATGCCATCCCAATAGATACGATAGATGCTTAACCAATCCTCATCGGTCATTTCATAGAATCTTTTAATTGATTCTTCTGAATTTCCGTGTACACTTCTCCACGCTGCCCAAGTGATTCCTTTGTTGGTATGGTAACCACTGCCATCAGGAACGCAATTCATAGCAGCTGAATCTAACTTGTGCTTTGATAAGCCACCTTCCCACTTTAGGATATAGTCTAAATTACAGTGATTTATGTTGCCCATTTTTTTCGATTTCTTTGATAAGTCTATTGATATACCATTGTGCTTTTCGGAGGTCTTCCACTCCGTTCTTGCGATTGTAACGAATAACGTACTTAAGAGCATTGCCCTGACAATAACCTTTAAATGCTTCATAACTCATACTTGCTTTAATTGAATCTATTGCCTCAACTT